GCACGGGATGATCATCCATGAGTGGCGGACCACTCCGATCTCGCGCGCTAGGGCGTCAGGGTCCCAGGTGTCACTCATCGGCTTTGCTCGGTTCCTGCGTAGCTGCGTTGTGCGCCGCCAGCGCCTCTTGAAACGCGACGGACTTAGCCGCGTCAAGAACGAACGTCAGCGCGGAGTTCAGCTTTTCGGTGACACCCCCGTACTGCGAGACGTGCCCTGACTCGCCGGCCAGCTTGGTTATGGTGTCGGCGAGCGTGAACAGCTCACCGGCCGCGATGCGTCGCTTGCTCATTTCTTGGTCTCCGCCTTGCCTGGTGCCTGCGTCGTCTCTTGCCTCTGAATCTCACGGTCGATATACCAGCGAGCTTTCTTGAGATCCTGAAGCTCCGGCGCCCCGTCCTTCTCCCCGGCGCGCCACAGGTACTTGATGGCGTTGCCGATGCAAAACGAGAAGTGCTCGACGATTGTGATGCACTCCACGCCGCTCGGGTGGTCGGTGTAGTGGCTCGGATGGTTGACCGGATCGCTCACTTCGGACCTGCGCTTCCAGAAGGCGCAGAACGGTTCGCCCGGTTCAGATCGGACGCCTTCACGAAGTCGGGCAACGCGTTGTGGAACACGTACGAGTTGACCTGCCGGTAGCAGGATGGCTTGCGGACCTTCGTGTAAGCGCCCTTCTGCGTCGGCGCCGTCATGTAGTGGATCTGGTACCGCGTCATCATCGTGGCCTTCTCGGCGGACCAGCAGCGCCGGTCGGCACCGTTGTAGAAGTCGTCGTAGCAACCGCGGCAGGCTTCTCGGGTGATCACTTGACGGGTCCTTTCGTGAGCGTCACTGCGTCACCGTGTGCTGGGGCATGATTAGCCAGATGGCCGCGGGTATGGCTAACCCCTCCCACCCCCAATGGTGGACGGCGCAGCCCCCAACGACAGCGAGCATGACGAACACCGTGACGACGTGCTGAATCATTCATTTCTCCGAATCTTTGCGTGTGAACTGCGCCGCCGGGTCGACGCGCTCGGCGGTACCATCGGCAGCCCAGAACTTGGCGGGCGCATGCTTGCGAGCCCAGCCCTCAAGCAAGGCTTTCAGCTCGGCTTCAGCCTCGTTCGACAGTTCGCACTGGGGCCACTCCTCGGCAGCCTCACCGGCCTCATCGCACGCCGACGCGTTCATGTGTTCCACGATCCAATCGACTGACGGGACGAAAGAGCCAGCGTCCAGGGACGTTCCGTTCATGATCCAGAACGGTTCGTTCGGGCCGAGGCACCCGGCGGCCTCTGCGATGACATCCTCCCTCGTAGCGAAGCCCCCGTCCCAGCGCTCGGGAGCGTCCGACGTGGCCCAACCCCACTGCGTCTCGCGCGGTTCGGGACACGAGCTAGGCGCCACCCGCGTGGTCCCCTTGCCGGCCATCGAGAGCCATCGGTGCTTGACCGTCGCCGTGTCCGCGACGCGGAGCCAGCCCTCCTTGACCTCGATGACCTCAAGCGGCCCTTCCCCGTAGTGCATGACCCGATCGCCGACATCGAACGTGGCTGGAGACGGCGTAGGCGTGGTCGAAAAGTGCCGGTCTTTCCCGGCTGTCATCGGCGCATTTCCGGTATCGCAGATCGCCGACGCGACCAGTGGTGCACGCACTGAACCGGACGTCTCTCCGGGGACTGTGACAACCGCGATCAACCCGCCCGGGGCTGGCGACGCGTTAGGCGTAGGTGGGGGCTCTTCCGGCTTTCCGTTGGTGCTGCTTTCGGCTGGGTCCACACCCCAATCGCCTGCCGGTTCTCGAACTCCGGCCACCGTACTCACCCCCGCGGGAGTCGAACCCGCTACCTCTTTGGCGCTCTGCGCGCTCTCTCTGTCCCGTCCCACAACGAGCGGCTGCGCCTTGCAGTTCTCGCAGACGTGTACCGGCATGAGCGCCTCACATCCATCGCCCCCAACACGGCAGACGTAGCAATGTGGCCATGCCTCAGCGGTGCCCCGCACGGCATCCCACTTGGCCCACTCCTCTGCGCCAGGCCTTGCCGCTTCGCTGCGTGGCTTGTCCCGCCACACGTCCTCCGAAAACAGCATCCCGCCGCGAATGTCGCTCTCGTCAATCACCTGCTTGTTCGCGAGGGCGACAGGCAACGCTTCAACGCGGGATAGGTAACGCCCCGATGCGTCAAGGAACCCCTGGTCCCCGCGGTCGTCGCGGCAGTCAACGTGCGTGGCGCCGGTGAGGTTCGCGATTGTACGGATGATGTCGTGGTGCCGAAAAGGACGTGGCAACGACCAGACCTGACCTTCCCAGCGGATCGCGACGTGGGTGATGGCCGGCGCTTCTCCTGAGCGTGGATCTAGAGCCACGGCGGCACCCCCATCAACGTCGACGCTCCGTACGTGTTTGTCTGCCGTTTCTGGCCAAGGATTTCCGCGCGTACGACTTCACGCGTCTCGACACTCAGCGCCTCGCTCATCGCGAGCGCATCACGCTCCTTGCGTTCGAGATTCTTGACGACCTCACCCTCCAGCTCGGACGCGAAAACGTGCACGTGTACCGGCCGCGTCTGACCAAAGCGCCAACATCGGCGGATGGCCTGGTACGTCGACTCGTACGAGTCTTTGACGCCGACGAATGCCATGCGGGCGCAGTGCTGCCAGTTCAAACCGAAGCCGCAGATTCGGCTTTTACTGACCAGGATGCGGTAGTCGCCCGCGGAGAACGCGACAAGGCGCTGCTCTTTCAGGATCGTATCGTCGGAACCGCGAATCTCGACGGCACCCGTGAGCGCATCGGTAAGCGCGTCGGCTTCAGCATTGAGCTCGCACCACACGATCCACGGCTCGTTCGGTTCCGCGAGCACGATGTTCGCACACTCCTGAACGCGGGGCGTGAGGGATGCCTTTCGCGCGGCCCGTCGCTCGGTCAGTGTGCGTGCCGGCTCTGCGAAGAGTAGACCCTGCTCTTTTGCTTGCTCGGGATCCGCGGCAATCGTGTGCTGCGTGATGATGAGCGGCGGCAGGTCATACCCACTGTCGGAATAACCAAAGTCCGAAGGCTTGCGTATGAGTGCCGCCCACCCGGCAACCCATCGCCAGAACGCTCCGCGCGCGTGGCCCTTGAGGCGCCACGTCTGCGTCTCACCGCCGTCGTGGCAGAAGTACTCGGCGAGCATCTCTTCCTTCGTGCAGATGCCGAGAAACTCCGCGTGCGTGCCGAGCTCGGTGTAGTCGTTCGGGCTCGGGGTCGCCGTGGCGCAGAGTCGGAACGGCGTAGCGGCGAACATCTCCGTCAATGTCGCGAACGTCTTGCTGTCGCTGTTTTTGATGACGCTCGACTCGTCGCACACGACGCCGACGAACGCGCTCGCGTCAAAGTGATGAATGCGATCGTAGTTCGTGACGACGATGGCCGGGCACGCGTCGTCGATGTCGCTTGCGTAGCGAACTTGCTTCGCGTCGATTCCGATCTTCTCAGCCTCGCGAACGGTCTGCGCGCCAACGGCGAGCGGCGCAAGGATGAGCACGCGCCCGCCCGTCGCCTGCGCAACGCATCGCGCCCACTCCAGTTCCTGTCTCGTCTTGCCCAGCCCGGTATCGGCGAAGATTGCGCAGCGTCCTCGACGAAGCGCCCATGTCACGAGGTCTTTTTGGAACGGGAAGAGTGTCGCGCTCAGCTCGGGGATGATCGACAGTCCCGTCGGTGGAACGCGCGAGAGCTTGCCGTCGACGAAGTCGGCGTAGTTCACTTGGTTGGCTCCGGCAGCGACACCACTCGCGCACGTTTGGATTTTCTGGCCTCCCTGCGATCTTCTTTGACGATGCTCGTGCACAAGTCCACGCACTCATCACAAATCTGAACATGAGGACCGGCGACCATGTGATCCACTTCTCTTTCGCTTTTTCCGCAAAAGGAACAATAGCGGAGTTCCTGAGTCATGCGTTCATCTCCGGCCGCTTGCCGCCGTTGATGAGCCAGCCGATGTCGACCTTGAGCGCGTAGGCCAGCTTGGACATGGTCGAGGCGCTCGGGTGCTCGCGGTCGCCCTTTTCGATCTTGGCGGAGTGTCCGCACGACAGATCCGCCACCTCGTCAAGCTCGGCGTGACTCATCCGCCTCTTCTCGCGCGCCCATCTCACTCGCTCCGGTAGCGTCTTCATGTCCTCAACCATAGACGATCCGAAAGTTGGACGCACGTACTTTTTATTTCCTTGACTCAACCATTGGACGGACGTACGAACAGCAGACCGATGGCGACGCCCAACTTTCGACTCATGAACAAGCTCGCCGGCATGGTGGTCGGGTCGTGGGTCGACAAGAACGGCGTTCCAATAGAACCAATGAAGCGCCACCTTCCCGTGCTCACCAACTCGAGCCTGACGACGTTCCGTCGCTGCCCGCGTGAGTACTACTTCCGCTACGTGCTGAACCGGAAGGCGCGTCGTACGTCTGTCGCGTTGAAGTTCGGAACGTTCTTTCACATCGGCCTGAACGCGTGGTGGCGTGCGAAGGGTGACCGATACGACGCCGCACTCTTGGCCATGTCGCAGCACAACGACGAGGACATCGGGCCCTTCGAGCGCGTGAAGGCCGAGACGCTCATGGCCGGTTACTCCGCGCGATGGGGCGATGAGCCGTACGAGACGATTGCGGTGGAGAAGCATTTCGGATTGCCGATCGTGTTCGACGATAGCCGCGCGCCCGCGTTCGAGCTTGCCGGCAGCATCGACGCGGTCGTTTCCTCGCCGGATGCGGTCCACAACGTCGAGCACAAGACGACGAGCGCTGACATTTCCGCAGGCTCCGATTACTGGCGTCATGTCGTCGCGCTCGATTCGCAGGTCTCGACGTACGAAGCCGCATCCAAGGCGATGGGGTTCGACGTACGCGACACGATCTACGACGTCATTCGCAAGCCCGAGCTCGTGCCGCTCCGGGCGACGCCGGACGACGTCAAGAAGTATACGAAGCCGACGAAGGCCGAGCCCATCCCGCGTCTGTACGCGAACCAGCGCGAGAACGATGAGACTCCGGAGGAGTATCGCGAGCGCCTCACTGCGGACATCGTCGCGCGTCCCGAGTGGTACTTCCAGCGTCAGACCATCGTGCGTCTCGACAACGACAACGAGGAGCACGCGCGAGACGTGTCACAGACCGCGGCCCTGATTCGCTTCTCCGAGCAGCGCAACGCGTGGCCGCGTTCACCGAAGGCATGCGAGCGGTACCGACGCATGTGCGATTTCTTTCCGGTCTGTTCGGGCGAGGCGTCGATCGACGACGGTACTCGGTTCGAGCACAAGACGCGGCAACATGAGGAGTTGAGCGAATGAAAAGCAAGAAGACGGCGATGAAGTTCGACGCGAAGACGGGCTTCCCTTTCACGAAAGGGGACGCGATCCTGATCCGCACCGTGACGATGTACCAAGTCGGGCGTGTCGCCAACGTGGGCCTCGACTCAATCACTCTGACCGAAGCGTCGTGGGTCGCAGACATCGGGCGCCTCAACGTTGCGCTATCGACCGGCGCACTCTCGGAGGTGGAGAAGGCTCCGTCGTGGGCACTCGTCGGACGTGGAGCCATTGTCGACATCTGGCCGTGGAACCATGCCCTGCCGGAATCTACGAAGTAATCGCGCGATGCACGCAGCGATGCTCAGCGCAGGTCTCGATTCGTCGCGGTCGGGGTCGGGGTCGCGGTCGCGGTCGGGGTCGCGGTCGTGGTCGTGGTCGCGGTCGGGGTCGGGGTCGCGGTCGTGGTCGCGGTCGGGGTCGCGGTCGGGGTCGCGGTCGTGGTGAGGAGGATC